TGACCCTCTACCGCTCGATCCTCGCCTTCCTCGCCAGCCTCTCCGCCGACCCGGCTGAGATCGACCGCGAGCCGCCACGCGCCGCCGCGGCCGTCGCCGCGGCTTACGCCAGCCTTGCCCCGGAGACGGCACCGCCCCCGCCCCCGGCACCGGCGAAGTGTGCATGCGCGGGGAAGTGCCAGGCGGGCATCTATCGGCCAGACGGGCGCATCGAGATGCGATGTGAGAAGGACTGCCCATGCGGCTGCAAGAAGTAAGTCGGTTGTACCTTACAACCCAAACTTCACCGACATGGCCGTCTCCGTGATCGTGCGTGCGTCATCGACACCGCACACCGTCCCACGGAGATTCCCGAATGAACCCGCTCGCCCTCCTGTTCTCGATCCTCCTGGCCCTCGTGGGCTGGTTCTCGACCGATTCCGGGGAAGCCGGGGTCGCCTTCGCTGTCGCTGGTGTCGTGGTGAGCAACCGCCGCCGGCTCCAGGATGAAGCGTCGAAGATTCACGCCGACATCGAGGCCCTCCGCGCCGCCGCCCCCGAGAGCGATCAGGAGCAGGCCGACAACCTGGGAAGGCTCGGTGAGCTCGAAGCCCGGGCCGACTCGATCGCGGTCGAGCTCGAGCGGGAGAATGCGACCGACGCCCGGCTTGCCCGCCTCCGCACCGCGGCCAGCAACGTGGCCGAGCATCGAGGCTCCGACGATCCGGAGAAGGCGAAGGCCCAGCAGCTGACCAGCTTCGGCCGGACGGTCTACTCCGACGAGGCCCGCCTCCTCCGCGTCTCCCAGTATCTCCGCGGCCTCCGTGACGGCACGATCAACGCCCGGGCCCTAACCGAGACCGGCTCCGCTGGTGCCGGCCCCGAGTTCAACCCGCCCGTCGATCTCTACAACGAGATTGTCAACGTCATCAACCGGCAGTCGATCGGGGCGCAACTCGCGCTGACGCTCAACACCAACAGCCGGACGGTCGACGTTCCGAAGCTCGGGAACGTGACCGCCGACTTCGTGGCCGAGGCCACCGCGCCCACCGCGCAGGATCCGACGACTTCGAAGGTGACGCTGACCGTCTACGACGCGAAGGCCGAAGTCGATGTGTCGAACAACCTGCTGGACGATTCGCCCATCGATGTGGCTTCGTATGTGACGCAGTTCATCGGCAACGCCTACGCCAAGTTCTACGATTCGACCTGGCTGGCGGGCCATGCCGGCAACTCGATCGCCGGGCTCTACGCCGGAATCGCGGCTGGCCGCAAGGCGACCGTCGCCGTCGGCGGAACGATCTCCGCGGCCAACGTCGGCACGGTCATCGGATCCATCGATCCGATGGTGATGGGCGACTTCGCCTGGGTCGTTTCGGCCGCCGGCTGGGGCCAACTCCTTGCCCTTGAGGGGACGCGGTTCGTCCAGCCGATGGTCGGTGGTGGTGCCCCTGGGATGTCGGTCTGGGGAGTTCCGGTCTACAAGACCGACGCCCTGCCAGCCAACGTCCTCGCCGTCTACGGTGCCTACCGCATGACCACCGCCCTGGCCATGCGGAAGGAGCTCTCGGTCACCCCGCTCCGCGAGCTCAAGGCTCGCGAGAACCAGACGGTCTTCCTGGCTCACGGCCGATTCGGTCTGAGCAACCACGGCCCCGAGTACGCCGGTGCCATCGTCCAGGCCACCAGCTGATCCTGGCTCCTGACTCCCGCCCGTCTTTCAGCGGCCGGGCGAGGCTCACCCCTCGCCCGGCCGCCCCCCTTTCCGGAGTGATTCATGTCGACTCTCTCGATCAAGTTTCGCCAGGAGTACGGGGACCACGCCGCCGGGGCTGTCGTTCCGTTTCCCGAGGGGATGGCCCGCCACCTCGTCGACAGCGGCCTGGCCACGTTCGTTGCCGCCCCCGAGCCCGCCGAGCCCGTCATCGAGCGAGCCGATGCCCGTCCCGCGAAGAATGTCCAACGCGCCACGAAGTGACCAGGGGGCCCCATGCTGAAGCTCCGCTCCCTGAAGCAACTCTCCGAGCCTGAGGTCGAGCCCGTGTCGCTGGCGGCAGCGAAGGGCCAGGTCGGCTTACTCCCGGAGCAGTCCGACGACGACGCTCTCCTGCTGAGACTGATCTCCACCGGCCGCCGGCTGGTGGAGCAGCGCCTCGGGACGACGCTGGCAACCCGGCAGTTCCGCGCCACCATCGTCGGTGACCTCGACAACCATGGCCACCACCATGGGCTCTACCACCAGCATTACCACCACCGGGACGAGCTCCGTATCCCGCTCCCGCCGCTCCTGGTGGATGGGACACATCCGCTGGCGATCACCGTGGGCGGGGTGGCCGTCAATCCAGCCACCTACTCCATCGACTCCGACTCGACCCCGGCGGTGATCAGGTTCACCACCTGGCCGACGTTCGATGACGACTCCCCCTTGGTCGTCACATTCTGGGCAGGGCCCCCCGCTGGCGGCCGGATCGAGCCCGCCGCCGAGTCTGTGATCCTGCTGTTCGTGGCCCACGGCTTCAAGAACCGGGAAGGCGTGGTCACCGGCACGATCGCCAACGAGCTCCCCATGGGCATCGAGACGCTCCTGGCGTCGATCTCCATCACGGGGGCTTACTGATGGGTGACCGCAGCGCCGCCGGCAACAAGACGCACACCTTCCGTTTCGAGCGGCCCGTCGAGACGCGGAACGCCGTGGGCGAGGTGTCGTCGATCTCCTGGGTGAAGATCGCCCGCCGCCGTGGCTCCATCGAGCAGATCGGCTACAGCGAGTCCCAAGACCAGGGCCAGACATCCGGGCAGGCCTCCTACATGATCGTGGTGCCATCGGTCCCGGGCCTCGACGGTTCATCCCGGATCGTGTGGGAAAGTCGGCTCGGTCGGATCCTGGTGGTGTCCTCGGTCGTCGGGGATGACGCCGACCCGGAGCAGACCATCCAGGCTTCGGAGAAGAAGACATGAGCGCCCCCGGGCTGTTCTTCTCCGCCTTCTTCTCCGAGAAGTCGAACCGCGACATTGATGACCTGATCCGCGCCTATGCCAGGCTCCCAGGATCGGTGGCCCGGAAGCACCTCAAGGCCGCGATCCGGCGATCGATCAAGCCATTCACGCCGGCGCTCAAGGCCGCGACACCCCGCGGAAAAACCGGCAACCTACGGCGATCGGTCATCACCGTCGTGAAGTTCGGCACCAAAGTCTCCCGCGGGGCCAACGAGGCTTTCCGCGGGACCGCCATGGGGATCGTGGGCTTCAGCCGGAAGGGCAAGAAAAAGAACCAGAAGGGGGATCATTCCGTCCTCGTCGAGGCCGGCAGCAAGCCGCGCCGCCGGAAGGGAATCCGGGGCAACTCCTTCAGCGCTGGCCAGGGCTCCACCGGGACCATGCCCCCGAAACATATGTTGCGCGACACGCTCGCCGCCAAGCGGTCAGGCATCCTGTCGAACATGGAAATTGAAATGGGTGTGAGCCTCGAGCGAGCCACCCAAGAAGCCGCCCGCCGCGCCGCCCGCTGACCCCCCGGAGATCCATCATGGAAACGATCCTCGTCCGATTCACCGCCCCCTGGGGCCCCTACGTTCCCGGCGATGCCCTCTTCGTTGATGCCGCCACGCTGGCCGAGCTCCTGGCCGCTGGCGTGATCGAGGCCGATCCGGCCGGGGAGGCTGAATGAGCAGTCCCGAGGCATGGCTGAAGACGACGATCGAGACCGCCGCCGGGGCTCTGGCCTGGCCGGTGGCCGTGTCGGAATCCGCGGCCCTGCCGTTCTGCGTCTACTCCCGCGAATCGACCGAGCGGCCCCTCCAGACCAGCGGCCTGACCGGGCTTGCGGAGGGGACTTTCGCGCTCGAGGTGTGCGGGGCCACCTGGACATCGGCCAGGACTGTGGCCGACGCGATCGTCGGCGCAGTCCAGAACTTCACCGGCACGGGGCAGGGGGCCATTATCGACCACGTTCACGTTGCAAGTGATCGAGACGGCACCGCGGTCTATCTCACCGATGGCCAGGATCTGCCGTCCTACTTCGTGATCGAGCTTCAAATCTTCATCCGCTGGCAGGAGTGACCAATGCCCGTTTCGCCGGCCACTATCGACACGATGCAGGGTTTGACCTTTACGTTCAACTCCATCGAGTTCCGCGCCACGAACATCAAGCGGAAGGAATCCCGCCCGCTCGTCGATGTTTCCGACTGCTCCCAGGCCGCCGACTCGCTGCGGATTTATCAGGCCGAGCCACTCAAGGACGGCGACGAAATCAGCCTGGAATACTTCGGGAAGAACCCGCCGACCAAGGGCACGAAGTACGCGATCTCCTGCTCCGGTCTGGCGATCACCGGCAACGCCTTCTGTACGGATGTCGAAGAGGGTGGGGCGGCCGGTGAGTTCGTCAGGGGAACGGCCACCTTCAAGATCTCTGGCTGATCTGGAGGTCGGTGATGCCCGCGATCCCATCCGCCCAAAACGTCTCCGTTTCCTTTAACGGGGTAGCGCTCGGTGGCCTGATCGGATTCGACGAAGGCTACGCCGCCGCGTCCCCGACTGACACCACTGGCTCCACCGCCACGATCGTCGGCAGTGGTGGAAACACGCGGGTGATCCGGCAAGTCGAGATCACCATGATCGAGCCCGGCTCGATCTCTTTCCGGTGCTGGGGGAACCCCCCCTTCGCCCGCTCCGACATCGGCCTCTCGGCCACGCTGTCGTTCACGATCGCCGGCACGACGACCAGCTGGCCTGCCCAACTGGCGAGCGTCCAGCGTGTCGGCTCTGCCGGTGAATTGATCCAAGGCTCCTACCAGTTCCAGTTCATGGGGTAACGATGCTCACGCGAGAAGATCTCCTCGGCCTCGAGGCAAACAGGACTGCCCCCCCGACGCGGCTCCATGTCGCCGCGTGGGGCGGGGATGTCTTCCTCCTGGATCCGACTGCCCAGGCCTATGACGAGTGGGCGATGTTCTGTGAGGCCAACAAGGGCCTGCCGGCCCCGTGGCGCGCGAAGGTGGCCTGTCTGCTCCTGTGCGACGAAGCGGGGAAGCGGCTGTTCACCGATGCCGACGTCCCGACCCTGGCAGCGTGGAAGCCCGACGGGCTCCTCGAGGTCTGGAAGGCCGGGATCGAGCTGCTCAAGGTCGACGACAAGGAGATCGAGGACCAGGCGGAAAAATCCGCGGCCAGCCCCTGACGCTGTTCCTCGGGAGGCTGGCCCTGGCGTGTGGAGAGTGGGATGTCGAAACGCTGTCGAAGCAGATCACGCTCCGACAGCTGAAATGGTGGATGGCCTTTTGGCGCGTCGAGCCGTTCGGTGACGAATGGGCGAGGTCGGGGAAATTGGCCGCGGTGACGGCGGCGGCCCAGGGGGCCAAGGTCGAGCCTGACTTCGAGGAGAAGTTCCTGCCGAGCTACCGCTCTCCGGTCCAGACCGAAGAGGAGCTCAAAGCCCAGCTGCGACGGATCCCGTTCTTCGCGGCCCAGATGGAAGCCCAAGGAATCTGACATGGCAGGCATCGGCAAGGTCTCCGCGATCTTCACCGCCTCGAGCGCCGGGCTGTCGGCTGGCGTGTCGAAGGCGAGTTCGTCGCTGAAGGGACTCCAGAAGGACGTTGCCAGCCTCCGCGGCGGGATGCAGATGCTGAACGCGATCAGCGGGGCGCAGTTGCTCGGCTCCGTCGCGTCGACCGCCATGAGCTACGCCCGTTCCCTGGTCAACGTGGGCTTGGCCCAGGCCGAGGCGATCGACTCGACGAGCAAACTGTCGTCCCGCCTCGGGATGACCTACGGGGAGTTGGCAGGCTTGGCCCACGCTGGCGACCTCGCCGGGGTGAGCATGGACACGATCGGGGCCGCCGCCACGAAGGCAGACGTTGCCTTCGTCAAGGCCGCACAGGGCTCCAAGACAGCCCAGGCGGGCTTCGCGGCCATCGGCCTTGAACTGGGCGATCTTCAGGGGCTGTCGTCCGCGGAGCGATTCTCAGAGATCGCTGATGCCATCGCCGGGCTCCCGACCGAAGCGGAGCGGGCCGCCGCGGCGGTGAAGCTGTTCGGCCGGGCCGGGGCGGAGTTGCTCCCCCTGTTCGCCGGCGGGGCCGGATCGATCCAGGAGGCCACCGAGGAGGCCCAGCGGTTCGGAATGGCCCTCACCGGGGCCCAGGGGCGGGACGTCGAGGAGATGAACGACTCGTTCTCCAAGGTCTCCGCGGCCATCGGCGGGATCATCAAGCAGGTCACCGCCTACCTTGCCCCCTCGATCACCTCGATCGCAACGACCTTCACGGATTTCGTCGGCTCGATGGGTGGGGCCAACATCGGCCAGGCGATCGGAGAAGGGATCCTCGCCGCGGCCCGCTACATGGCCGGTGTCGGGGACTTCATCATCGGCGGGCTCACGACCGTGGGTGAGTACCTCACTTTCGTGGCCGGCAACTGGTCAACGGTGTTCGACTCCATCGGACGGATCGGTTCGCTCCTGGCTGGGGTCGCCAGAGCGTGGGCCGGATCGGTCCTCACCGTCCTCGGTGGTGCGGCCGGGATCGTCGGGCTGATCTCCAAGACGGCTCAAAACGCTTCCGACCGAATCATCGACGCGGCCCGCGGGCAATTCGCGGCGGCCGGTCAGAACTTCGAGGGGGCCTTCGGGACCGCGAAGCCCGGCACGGGGCCGCTTTCGGCTGGCCTCGAGATCGCGTTGGCCAAGTCGCGGTTGGCCGCTGGTCAGTTCGACCAGGCCAACCGCCTCAAGGTCGGGGAAGCGGCTGGGGCTTTGGCTCCAGCCGGTGCCGCCGCCGCAGTCCGGCAGGAGGTCAAGGCCATCGACTCCCGCTCCAAAGAGGGCATCGCAGAGATGTTCCGACTGATGCGTGGCGAGACGGAAGACGCGGCGGAGCGGACGGCTCGGGCTACCGAGAGAATCGCTGACAACACCGACGACATGGGTGTCGACATCGAGGAGCTCTCCTTCGCGGGGTAAACCATGTCCGTCATCGCAACCAAGTACACACCCAACAAAGCCTCCGGTGACGGGGAGTTTCGACAGTCTCACAACCTGTCCGAAACGTGGCTGGTGCGTGTCGATGCACCGCCACCGACGACCAGTGTGGCCGCGATCCTCACGGCCCCCGGTGTGGCCTACGGCACGGCTCACCCGTCGTTCACTTCCTGCAAGGCGATGAAATGGAGCTATTCCGCGGCCGATGGCTCCGGGCTCCTGTGGGCTGTCACGGTTCAATACTTCGTGCCGATCATCGACATCAACCCGGCCAACGGGCTTCCGATGGATGTGTGGTCGGGCCGCGGGGTGAACGTCACCGTTCCGTTCTACAAAGAGCAGAACGGAAACATCCTGGTGAACAGCGCAGGCGACCCGCTCGAGGGGATGGAGCGCGACATCTGCTACCGCGGATACTCGCTCGTCCGATCTTACTCTTCGCTCGACCTTGCCGATGCCGCGATGAATGCAGTCGTAAACAAGACCAACTCTGACAGTTGGCCCGTGTTTGCGTCCTACGGTCTTCCCGACACATGGAAATGTTCAATCTCCAACTTCTCTAAGAAGGTCGTCATCATCAGTTCCGGATCCACGCAAACCGCGGCCCGCTACTGGGAAGTGACTTACGAACTGGAGTACAAGGAAGAGACTTGGCACTGCAAGCCGTGGGACATGGGATTTAACCAGCGTGTCGGGGCCGACGGCGTTCCGACCGGCACCGGGACAAAGCGGGCCGCCATCCTCGGGGTCGAGGGTCGGCCGGTAAAACAGCCCGTCGCCCTGGCCAACGGTGTAGCCCTCCCGCCGGGGACGCCTCCCGTGGCGCTCGACTTCGACCCGTACAAAAAGGCCGCATTCCGCACCGTGTTCGGAGATCCGGCATGACGCGGAGAATCATTGGAGCATCCCGCGAGTCATGGGGCCGGATCGGCCGAGCCGTGCGCGGGGTCGAGAACAGCGGCCGGGGGGAGAAGATCGGCTCGCCGCATGTCGGATCCGACGACGCCGACGCGGTTCTTTGCAAGACAACCGCGGCCTGGGCGAAGGGCTCCTCCGCCACGCTCCAGGTGTGGACGGGAACGCCTGGGAGCGAGACAAACACCGGCGTCACGATCTCGGCATACAACCGCGTCTCGGCTTTCAAGTCTGGCGATTTCGTCACCGTCCAGATGAACCGCCACGGCTACTACTACGTCGTCGGCGCTGGCGGCGGTTCCGTCAGGCTGGCGAGGACTTCGTCCGACTGGGCGAAGGGCTCGTCGATGTCGCTGGCCGTCTACGGTGGCACCCCAGGATCAGAGACAGCAACCGGCGAGACCGTCACCGCCTACAACAATTTCGGGAAGGTTCTCTCCGGAAAGTGGGTGATGATCGGAGAGACAGCCGAAGGACAAAACTACCTCATTGCCCCCGAGGCCGATCAGGTCGAGTTGGTCTACACGGCGGAGATCGTCTCGACGACAGCCTCGGGTGTCACGACATCGAAGCTCGTCTTCCGCCGGAAAAAGGTCTGGGTCCACTCCATCGAGGAAGGGACGCCGATCGAAATTGGCATGACCGAGTGCGTGACCCCGTACAGCAACAATCAAGGCGGCTACTGAGTTGGCAGGGCTCATAACCTATAACGGCCTGCTGCTCCTCAAGGGTGGCGGGCTGGCCGCTAATAAAGCCTGCTGCTGCACTGGCGTGATCTGCTACTGCTTTCGGCAATACGCAAACTATGGGCAGATAACCGTCTCTCGGTTCGTGCGGTGCTACCGCCAGTCTTATTTCAACCCGGTATTGGGCGTTATTGTTTTCCCCGACGGAGTCCCTGGCGGTTGGGGTGATTCGCCGTGCCAACCAAACTCTGCCGGCTGGTTCTTTAACGTGGCCAACAACGTTTTCAGCAATCCCCCATGGGCGGAGGGATCCCAGCCTCCTGGGTTCCCGTCAGCGACAGGATGTGGAGGCGCAAACGGTGCGGGGTGGAACATCACTCCCATCGACAACTCCACCCAGGCAGCCGCCTGCACCCCGGTCGGGAGCCCGCCGTAATGATCGTTTCTCTTGATGCTGTCAAAGCCGTCGCGCACATGCGGCCCGCGGGGTACGTCGACGCGGTCCTAGGCGGTGGTGTTCTCCGCATCGAGCCCGATGTCGGAGAGGTTGTCGACATCCCCGACGCGGCCTACTGGGATCTGGTCCGCACCTACTCCCCGGGTGAGCTCAGCGGCCGACTTGCCCTCCATGCCTGCGGCCCCGGCTGCCAGTTGAAACGCTCCCTGGCGTGGTGGGGAATCAAGGACGACGGCTCCTGCGGTTGCTCCGACTATGCCGCGATGCTCGACGCCTGGGGGCCGGACGAATGCTGGCGGAGGCTGGAGGAGATCGTCGAGCACCTCCGGGAGGCCGCTGGGAAAAAGGGGCTCCCGTTCATCGCCACCGCGGCCCGGATCCTGGTAGCCCGAGCCATCGAAGCCGCGAGAAAGGAGGTTGCCCATGCCACGCAAGCAGGCGAAGAAGGGGGAGCCCCGCACATGGGACGGGCTCGGTGATCCTGACATCACCGGGGCCGACGAGGCCGAGGCCGAGCAACTGATCGAGTTTGGCCGCCGGTCCCAGGATCCGCCCAAAGCACCGCCCGAGAAGAAGGAGCGCCGCCGATGCCCCCGAAAGCCCCGTCGCTGAAGGACGAGATCATCCGCGGCATCACTGAGAACAAGAAGGGCCCGCGCGGCTGGTTCGACAAGATCGCCCCCGACGTCCAGGCCGAGCTCGTCGAAATCCGGGCCGACTTCCGCGAGGGCAGAACCGAGGGATCGAAAACGGCCGTCTCTGACTCCATCCACCGGGTACTCAAAGCCCGCGGCCTGATCACCGTTACCCGCGCGGAGGTGTTCAGATGGTTCAACCGACGCGAGGACTGAAGCACGCGGTTGCCGAGTCCGTTGCCGCCGCCGCCACGAAGCCCGCCCCCGACGCGGAGCAGGTGACCGAGCGCCGCGAGGGGGCCGAGCTCGAGTACCGCTCGACCTCCAAGACGATCCGCACCGTCGAGGATCTGCTCCTCCACATCGAAGCCGACATGGCCCGTTTCGAGGTGGCTGCCTCGGAGGCCACGAAGTGGGAGGTGGCCACCGTCGACCGCGACACGGGGAAGCCTGTCGTCACGGTCCTCCACCGGGTGTTCGTCCGGCTCCGCCCCCGCGGTGGGCCAGCCGTCGCGGAGCTCGTCGCTGCGATGATCGCCGGGGCCGCTGCGGCCGGCAGCATCGGACGCGCCAAGGCGAAGGCCCAGAAGGCCCGCCCCGGGCCGTGGCAGGTTCTGGTGGTGGCCGACACCCACTTCGCCAAATACGCCTGGCACAAGACCACCGGGGGCGACGACTACGACATCGACCACGCCGATCGGCTGGTCCGATCCGCCGGGCTCGGGCTCCTGGAGGCCGGTGACGCTCACCGCCCTGGTCGTCGAACGATTGCATTCCTCGGGGATCTCTTCCACTACGACACCCCATCCGCGACCACAACCAGGGGGACGCAACTCGAGCGAGACGGCCGACTCGAGCGGATGATCGAGACCGGCTCGGCGGCGCTCGTCGCCCTGGTCGAGCGATCCGCCGAGACCGCCCCGACCGACTGCGTGATCGTCCCCGGCAACCACGACGAGACGATGACGGCGTGGTTTCGGTTGTTGCTCCGCACCCACTTCGCGAAGGACCGCCGGGTGGTCGTGCATGACGTCTACACCCACCGGCAGTACCTCGAGCACCAGGGCAACCTGTTGGGCTTTGCTCACGGCGACAAGGCCCGGGCGAAGCTGCCGGCGCTGATGACGCTGGAGGCCCGGGAGGCATGGGCCCGGTGCCGATACCGAGAGATCCACACCGGGCACCTCCACAAGCAGGCCTCCAAGATCCGCCGCGTGATCGACTCCGACGGGATCGACACGGTCGACGGTGTGGTGGTGAGAACCGCCCCCGCCCTGTGCCCGCCCGATGACTGGCATTCCCAGGAAGGCTTCATCGGCAGTCGGCAGGCGATGGAGACATGGTTCTATCGGGCCGGCGGCGGGCTCGCCGGGATGCTGGTGGCAGACGGGGGTTGATCCGAGGCGATCGCGCGGGAGGGTGGTGGAATGAGACGCATCATCGGATTCACGGGCCCTGCCGGGGCCGGCAAAGACCTCGCCGCCTCGATGATCCCCGGGGGCCACCGGATCGCCTTTGCCGATCCGCTCTACCAGGGCTTGGCCGCCATGCTTGGCATCCCCGAGGGAGTCCTCCGGGATCGCTCCGGGAAGGAGCGGACCCTCGCTGGCTTCGGGGCATCCCCTCGGCAACTCCTCCAGACCCTGGGGACGGAGTGGGGCCGGCAGATGATCTGCCCCGATATCTGGCTCCGTGTCGCCTTCTGGCGGTGGGAGCAGGCCGCCGCGGCCGGGCATGGGGTGATCGTCGTCCCCGACGTCCGATTCGCCAACGAGGCCCGGCAGATCCGCTCCGAGGGCGGAGAGGTCTGGATGATCCATCGGCCCGGGGTCGAGCCGGTGGCCGCTCACGAGTCCGAGGCGGGGCTCCCGCTGCGGATGATCGACCGCCTGGTCGTCAACGACGGGACGGTCGACCAGCTGC